GTGAAGTCAGTTTAAAACAAGGGAAGGCTTGTAGAGCTTTCCACATCGCTTTTTGAATTGGCTTCAGTATCCAGACATTCTCTTCACCTTTTGTTATCATTCGAACCTTGAGGGGTTCGGGGATAGCATGGGTCATGACTTTAGGGAGTCCCGACGGAGGACAACGTGGATATAAAATACCTAGACTAGGCTCGAAGCAAGGGCCCATTGTTACAGGTGCTCTAATCTTCTCAGTAGTACGACGGTTTCGATGTTGTTCTATCAAGTCATCGCAGATGTAGTCTACGAGACCATGAAGTGGCATTTCTAAGATTCGACCAGGATCAATTCTGTTATCCTCAATATCGTAAACGTGTTGTTGAACTCGATAATTTGAACCATTTCTGTATAGTAATTCATAGGCCGGATAAATCCGTCTACGAAGGGCTACCTGATTGGTAATTTTATTTAGTCCAACAGTCCATGGGTAGTTTGAAGAGAGGAAGAGGAAGTCCGATGTGAACTTTCTCCCCTTCTCTTTTAAATCAGCCATAGGTAACACGTAATCGACGTTCGAGCAAATTTGAATTAACTGATTAGCATCATCCGATTCATCTCTAAGTGTAAAGATGTCATCGATAGCAGAAATTAGTTGATGACTATAACCATCCCAATGATCTGTCGCGTTTGAACGACAGTACATGGAAGTTTTTACATAACCAAATCTCTTCGATAACTTCTCTGCAATTAGGTTAGAGAGGTATGATTTACCTTTCCCGGGTTTTCCAAACATATGAAAAACTACGGGATCGATCCTAAATTGTCCATCACTTCTATATTCATGACTCTGTGCAATAATCTGTTTATTTTTCTTAAAAACCGACAATGCTCCTCCTTCCGAGAACTTACTATTAAAGTAGGCCCTTTTTGGAGGTATTGGTGTTTGATAAGAGAAGTTTTCACGGACTTTTTCACAGAATTCCCGACAGTATGCACGGTAGTGTTCTTTTATACTATCAGGAGTCACTCCTACAGCAGTGAGTGTCTTCATGTGCTTCTCATAAGCAGCTTGAATCATTTCTTTTGGTACAGTTTCGGCTAAGTCCTTACATTGTAAAAGGTCCCAAAGGACCTTCGCTTTGTGGGATGAGCGCTTGTAAGATTTCCTTAACAAGCGTAGAACGAAATTGTCAAAAAGTTTTATAGATGATTCAAAACCCTCAGGAAGTTCCTGGTTCATCTCCTTAGAAAAGAAGGTGGCCAGGGACAACTTGAAAATTTTTGGTAGCTGCGATAACTCAATAGACCCCATCTCAGAGTTGAGATGATCTATTATTTTATCGTTACAGCAAAAAATCTTGTTTCTAAACAAGAATGCCGTTAGGCATCTGGCAAAGCCATTGATCTGTTGCTGTCTCAAGATAGTGACGCTCAAGGTTGCGCCTTTCCTAACTTTACCCCCCAACTCCCCCTTTCGGGTCAGCTGTTGGGCGCTGGATTCAGTGGTTAATTTTGTAACTATTGAATACAGTGTTCCAGATAGTTGGTCTGAAACAGGGAGAGGAATACTGGTCC